GATATCCGACCTAAGCCAGAAAAGATTAAAATATCTTTTAAAGGAAAATTGAGAGATGAAACACATCAAAACGAAGCACTTTCTAAAGCTATTGAAGCGGGTCATGGAATCTTATCGTTACCATGCGGTTTCGGCAAGACGACCGTATCCCTGGCCATAGCCTGTAAACTCGGATATCGAACGATGATTGTCGTTCACAAGGAGTTCCTGGCGAACCAATGGAAAGAGCGTATTCAACAATTTTGCCCAGGTGCATCCATAGGTATTGTTCGACAGAATAAGAAAGAAGTAAACTGTGATTTTGTGATCGCCATGCTTCAATCACTTTCGTTGAAAGAATATTCATTCGAAGATTTTGATAGTATAGGAACACTCATAGTCGATGAAGCGCATCATATCTGTGCGAAGGTATTTTCACAATCCCTGTTCAAATTGTGTCCTAAACATGCATTCGGATTATCCGCTACCCCAAATAGAAAAGATGGACTCACCAAAGTTTTACACTGGTTTATGGGTCCAACATTTTTTTCGGTAGAACGAAAAAACCAGGATCAAGTTGACGTATTTCCCTTGGATTTTACATGTAATCGATACGAGGATCCACCCCCGTGTACCCGGTATGGTAAATTATCGTTACCCACAATGATAACGGAAATAACTGAAATACCCGATAGGAACAAGCTCATACTCCAAACAATAAAAGAATTATCTAAAACGACGCGTCAAATTCTAGTTCTCAGTGATAGACGATTTCATTGCGAATTTCTACACCAAAAGTTTAAGACGACGTCGGGTTTATACATGGGTGGAATGAAAGAATCAGATTTAGCTGAATCTAGTAAAAAGCAAATCATATTCGCGACGTTCAGTCAGGCGCATGAAGGACTCGATATACCGAGCCTCGATACAGTTATTCTCGCGACCCCCAAATCTGATATTGTTCAGAGTATAGGTCGTATCATGAGAGAAACTGTGGGTAAGAAGAACAATCCACGAATTTATGATGTAGTGGATCAATGGTCTGTATTTTTTGCCATGTATAACAAACGTTTACGTGTGTATAGACAGGGTGGATTTAATATTCCAAAACAACCCAAAGAGGTGGGCGACTTTCTCCCCGGAAAATGTCTCGTACAACTATAAGAATGGGACGTTGTTCAGTCGGACGATCCACACAAAAATACACGGGTGGAGGGGGTGGTGGAGCTGATTTAAGTTCTATTCTCGCGGGACATGGTGATATGATATATGCGAATCAAAATATAGAAGCCGCCAACGTATCTATAGGACAAACAACAGGAGATGTTTTGACTATCATAGCACCCGGTGAAATGGGGTGGCAGGGTGTATCGGGAGCTTCGGGACAGGTTGGTACATTACAATCAGTTACAACCAATGCTTCGACCACTGATATAGAAACCGGATTTCTAAACACAGTAACATCTTTAACAGCGAGTGGAAATGTATTAGTTACAGGTAATGTGACAGCATCTAAATTTATAGGAAGTGGTTTAGAATTAACTGGTGTCGCACTCGCCACGGATTTAAATAGCAATTCTTCTAGAATCTCAGATATAGAAACATGTGTGACCGGAGATATTTTATACGCAAGTGCCACAAATACATTAAGTAAACTCGCTATAGGCGGAGTTGGCCAGGTTTTAAAAAGTGATGGAACTGTACCAGTGTGGGGCACGGATGTGGGTGGTTCTTCCGGTGGTGGATTATGGTCAGATAGTGGTATTAACGGTAAAATATACTATAATTCTGGTAGCGTTGGTATTAATACGGCTTCACCCCAATATACTCTCGACGTTCACGGAACCGCGAATGTCGGCGCACTTACGGTTGTGTCCGTTATTGGAGATGGATCCGGACTCACCAACATTCCCGGATCCGCGATAGTCGGTGGCGTGGGTTCGGCATTATGGAACGATGATGCAGGTAAAATATATTACACTGATGGTCCTGTTGGAATAGGAAATACAGAACCTTTAACAACGCAGACTTTACAGGTTGGATCCAACGTTTCTATAAATGATTCAGATGACGATAAATTGGTCGTGTCAGGGAATGTATACGTAGCTCGCGCCTTGAAAGCTATTGATTTGATCGAATCGTATGAAGTAAGAGCGAACTTTTTTACGGTGAAAAATATCGATATCAGGGCCAATAGACCTCGTAGAGGTGTATCTTTATAATAGTAATACTGTTAAAGGTAAAATTGTAAATTTTATTATCTTAGATCATATTAGTTACCTATGTCGGGCATTCAGACTCGTAGCCCGGATCAACTTCCGGTACCGTACGCAAATCAGGCTGCGGGCACCGCCCCTATATTCGGCGTGGATTCATGGAATCCAGACGAATATACATGGGGCGATGAACATTATAGGGGTATTTATGGTCGAGATAATTATTCACAATTCGGTATGTCTGTCGATATGGATTTCGAGGGGCATCGTCTCGTAGGCGGTGGACCCGGATACGATAACGATCGAGGATACGTGCAAATGTATGATTGGAATACTCAGACAGAGCAATGGAATTCTATAAACATAATAAACGGACCCGAACCCGGGGGATGTTTTGGTGAAGCGGTTTCTATGGATTATGATGGTAAACGAATTATTGTGGGCGCACCTTGGGTTTCGGGGGGTGGCCGCGTTTACGTATTAGAGTATGGTAACAACGGTCAATTTTCCATTACACAAACCATTTCACCTGGTCATGCATCATTTGGTTTCAGTGTTTCAATCGCGGGTGATAAAGCCGATCGCTTTGTAGTCGGTGCACCCGATATTAATACTATTTACGTGTATCAACGTGGTTCAAATGGTGTGTTTACGTTAGATTATTCTAATGTTGGTACGGATATAGTTAACGACGTCCCCCAGACTCTGGGCGGTGGAACTCGTATAACCCTCTACCCAGAATATAATGGATATGGGTATTCTGTATCCATATCCGGATTCGGCGAACATATAGCAGTCGGTGCACCCGGTACTGAATTACTCGAAATATCTCCTTCCAATCAACACGGAGATCTTACAGGTGCCGGACTTCCCGCCGGTCCAGTGACTCACCGTAGGGGATATCACGTACTTTCTTCGACCGGTCCACATTACACGGGGCTGGTTGGGTACCTGACCTATAGTGGGTTAGGGCATAGCCCCGGCCCTGTGGATCATCCTTACTCGAGTGATAAAGTTACGAACGCGAGTAGTATTTCCGCGGTTGGGGCGACTCGAACTATGCATGCCTCTCCCCGATATTCTTTCAGATACCCGGATTCGAATGGGCATTATCTCTTGCGTAGCAGTTTCGTCTATCCAAATTTCCAAATAGGTAATATTCGCATTTTAAGGTGTCCAAATGAAGGATCTTGGTCTACTGGAGTAACACAAGTTGGAAACGTGATAAAGGGTCAAAATCCGGATACCTATAATTATTTAGACATGTGGTATTCTTTATATACCTCCTTCCCGGGTTTTGGTAAATCTATAAAGATATCCGTAGACGGGGACCGTGTCGTCGCGGGAGCACCCGGATATAGGATGATTGGTTATGCCTTACAGTTATTACACGGTCAAACGAGATATTTTAAATATGATCCTATCACGGATAGTTATACAGAGCCTACACAGGCGGGGTATGAAGTTGGTCGAGAAGATACGGGTGGACCTTGGTCTCTGTTGCAAAGAAGTGGTCAGTCATTGGGATATAATGTAGCTATGAGTGAAGATGGAACACGCGTTTTCATAACTGGTCGCGAAACTGATCGGATATGCGTTCCATACGATTTTTCAGGTACGACTTTTTACCCGGTGAGCCCAGTTATTCGTTCGGGTGGACAAGGCTCGGGACCAGCGCTTTCAGTTTTTGGAAGCGGTGATCCATGGCCGAGTCATATATACACGGCTCATCAAATGAATGGATATGCAAATGCGACTAAAAGTGGTAGTAGCTACGCCGTATCTTTTCCAGCGTACCCAAATAACTGGACCATTGATTCGAATGGGGTGGGACAGGCGCAGGGTTTTATCAAAATATATAGATTTACGTTAACGAGTATTTTTAGAGGAAATAGTCTTTTCGAAGGGTACGTGAAATGTGATACGTTAACCGTGGGTTCGTCAGGTGGTTCCGTCGATCATGCACGTATTAAATTCGGTGGACGGTACGGAGAACTCGGAACAGAAGCATCTACCACGATTGAATCTAGGTGGTTAGGTACACACGATGGACTTTTTAATCCCGACTCATTCTCAGCTTATAAACACGATAACGAACTCCTATTGTCTAAATTTTATAGTGATAGGACTTTACCTAATGATACCGTAAAAGATTATTACGATTGGAATAAAAGAGATTTTGCGGGTGACCGTATACGTCTTAAAGCTCCCAAAGTAGAAATTCAAATACAGCATCCTCAAGCCGATCAGGGGAGTATGAAATACAAAGAGGCTCCGTGTTTGAGTATAACGGATATGAATAACCCATTCGGCGGTGAACGAGGTGCGAGTTATACTGGCGGTGGTATACGAATCGAACCTCGACAGCTCATGAGTTTTCGCACGGGTACGTCGAATTCTAGGATGCAAGCCGGGATTCGTTTAATCGCATCAACCGGAGATACGTACAGTGGAGGGAGTGCAGGTTTGTCTTCTTCTATTCAACCCGACGGAGATATGTATACATTTTCACCAGGTAATGATGGTTGGTTACGTTTATTATGTCCACCCCAGGATGTAGCGGCCAGCGCTGGTCAGCCCCAGGCTAACAGTAAACTTTACGAAATAGAATACGATCCTAGGGGATCGAATTATAACACAATGGAATCTTATTACGCTCCACTCGCTGTGGGTGATATTTACGTCGCCGGAACGATACAGGGACCTGGTGCTGTCGCGGGTGGATATCAAGGTCCTGCGGGTCCTACGGGTGCTGCGGGTACTCCGGGTGTACAGGGTGGTCCGGGTCCTGCGGGTCCTCCGGGTTCCCCGGGTGGACCTCCAGGTGCTCCGGGATCTCCGGGTACTAGTGGTTCCAATGGTCTTCCGGGTCCTCCGGGTGGTCCTCCGGGCTCTCCGGGTACTGCCGGTGCTCCGGGTACTGATGGTACACCGGGTACTCCGGGTCCTCCGGGTGGTCCTCCGGGTCCTGCGGGTATCGCGGGTGTCGCGGGTCCTCCGGGTCCAAGTGGTGGGCCTCCAGGTCCTCCGGGTGCACCGGGTCCTACGGGTCCAAGTGGTGGGCCTCCGGGTGCACCGGGTACTCCGGGTCAAACTGGTAATAACGGTGTTCCCGGTACTAATGGTACTCCGGGTGGACCTCCGGGTCCTCCGGGTGATGATGGTCCTATGGGTCCTCCGGGTCCTCCGGGTGGTCCTGCAGGTCCTCCGGGTGCTGATGGTCCTCAGGGTACTCCTGGTACTAATGGTACTCCTGGTACTGATGGTACTCCGGGTGGTCCCCCTGGTCCAGCCTCGACCGTCCCTGGTCCTCCGGGTGTACAGGGTGGTCCGGGTCCTGCCTCGACCGTCCCTGGTCCTCCGGGTCCTCAGGGTGACCCGACGGCAACCATTTCAGTTGGGACAACAACCACATCCCCGGCAGGTGGATCAGCGTCCGCGTCTATCTCGAGCGCGAGTACATCGACGAACGCGATACTCGATTTTGTTATACCGAGGGGTTCTGCGGGTCCTCAGGGTTCCCCGGGTAACCCGACGGCAACCATTTCAGTTGGGACAACAACCACATCCCCGGCAGGTGGATCAGCGTCCGCGTCTATCTCGAGCGCGAGTACATCGACGAACGCGATACTCGATTTTGTTATACCGAGGGGTTCTGCAGGTCCTGCGGGTTCCCCGGGTAACCCGACGGCAACCGTTGTAGTTGGGACAACATCCACAACCCCGGCAGGTGGATCGGCATCCGTGTCTATCTCAGGCGCAAGTACATCGACGAACGCGATATTCGATTTTGTTATACCGATGGGTCTTACAGGTCCCGCGGGTCCTCCGGGCACGACCGGTGCATGGACCCCGGGCGCGAGCTCGACCAATGATATTTATTATTCTACGGGTAACGTCGGTGTCGGATTGAACAACCCAAGTCACAAATTTCACGTAAATGGTAATATTTATGCAACAGGGAATGTTACAGCCTATTCCGATAACCGTACCAAAACAAATCTACGAGTCATAAAAGAATCTTTGGAAAAATTACAACGGATTAACGGATACACGTACGATAAAGACGGTGTCAAATACACTGGTCTCGTCGCGCAAGAAGTTTTACATATCTTACCAGAAGCTGTCGTCGGCAGTGAAGAAGATGGATACGGTTTAGCGTACGGTAACATGGTAGGCATTCTCGTCGAGGCGATAAAAGAGTTATCCGAAAAGGTTAAAAATCTCGAAGAAAAACTGTACTCATAATGTATATGGCCGGGTTCACTAGTACGGGACCTCTCGATTTACAGACAATAGGTCAAGCCGATGGTGATAGTGCACCATATAGTCTAAGTGAGTACTATAACGTAACATTTACAGATGGTAGTAGTACACCTTCAACGGGTACAATAAGTATCAGTGACTTTTTGGGTAAAACGATAGGTTCAGGAAGCACATGGACACAACAAGCAAAACTGGTCTCTCCACACGCGTCCTATTCAGATCTGTTTGGACTCGCTGTATCCGTATCCGGTGACTATGCCATTGTAGGAGCTTATCGTGAAGACCCTGCCTACCCAATTCCCAGCGGAGGGCAGACAATCCTCACAGATGCGGGTGCTGCGTATATATACGTGAGGTCCGGAACAACGTGGACATTACAACAACAACTTTTGGCTTCCGATGCGCAACCCTATGATCGTTTCGGCTTCGATGTAGCCATTGATGGGAATTATGCTATTGTGGGGGCTCCCCTTGAAGATCCCGGAAATCTCGCCTCGGCTGGGTCTGCGTATATATTCGTGAGATCCGGAACAAGCTGGTTTCAACAAACAAAACTAACCAGTCAGCCAGGTCAGTCCCAAGCCAACTTTGGCTTCAGCGTAGACATTGACGGGAATTATGTTATCGTGGGGATGAGAAATGCCACCATATCGAACATATTATCAGGGGGGGCGTATATATACGTGAGGTCCGGAACAACATGGACAGTGCAACAACAACTTACGCCTTCCGATGCGCAAAACTATGACAACTTTGGCTTCAGCGTAGCCATTAAGGGGAGTGATGTTGTTGTGGGCGCTCCCTATGAAGATCCCGGAAATGTCTCCTCAGCTGGGTCTGCGTATGTATTCACGAGATCCGGAACAAGCTGGTCTCAACAAGCAAAACTATCCGCTTCTGTTGGAGGGGCATATGATTACTTCGGGCACCGCGTTGACATTGATGGGAATTATATTGTTGTAGGCGCTTACATCGACGACATCCAATCCGGCTTCTTAACGTTAACCGACGCGGGGTCTGCGTATATATTCGTGAGATCCGGAACAAGCTGGTATCAACAAACAAGACTAACCGCTTCCGACAAGGCGATGTCGGATCGTTTCGGGTCGGCTGTCGCCATCGAAGGTACCCGCGTTGTCATAGGAGCTATGTACGAAGACGATGGGGGCAACAACTCGGGGGCTACCTATATATTTGATAGATCGGGTTCAACTTGGTCACAAACGATAAAACTTATCAATTCCGATGCGGCCGCCAACGATCGCACCGGCCTAGGCGTTTCCATATCCGGTAACACACTTATAACTGGGGCGTATTACCATACAGTTCCAGGCGCGTACCAATCCAATCAAGGTGCCGCTTATATATATACTATTTAAAGAATCTATACCTTATTTAAACATGGACCAGCTCATCCAAATCATACCCGTTTTGACCGAGGAAGAAGTGGATGAGTTAAATGTATACACAGAAGGTCATTTAATTCTTCGACGTAGTCAAACACTCGATAATGGAATCGTTCATGGTCGGACAAGTGAAGAATGTCCTTTACCCGAAGATGAGGAAATTACCCGAAAGGTACACGCGAAAATAAATTTAGCTCTCGATGAATATAAACGCAGAATTATAAACCTACACGACACTTATAATCAACACCCCTTACCCGGTGGACGAGGTACAAACTCATGGAGAGAAGAGATTCGAGTTATTCAATACGAACCCGGACAAGAGTATGGGTATCACAGGGATAGTCATGTGGATAAAAGTGCTAAAGAATACCATAGGGAAATATCGGTCATCGTGTATCTCACAGACGATTTTGAAGGTGGGGCTACGAGCTTTTTGCATGCAAGTTATAAACCCAAAAAGGGGTATGCACTCATTTTCCCATCAAATTGGTCTTACGTACATCGGGGGGATCTAGTTACAAAAGGTACTAAGCGTATAGCGGTGACGTGGTATTACGTCGATCATAAATAATTATAAATCTAACACACAAGATGACTCGTGTGGTACATTTATGATACTTACCTTTTCGCAGAATCCATTGCGGCTAGCGCAATGACACCTGCTATAAAAAATAAAACTAAATAATTGCATTCTGTATTTTCCTCGATTGTGTCTTCGGGCTGAGCAGTCTCTCGAACTTTACCGGTTTTATCGGCAACGACCTCCAACTTTCTGGGAGATGGAAGTTCGAAAGGCTCGCCGAAATCAATCGGACTGTAGCCTATCATTTATATAGGTTTACAAATTAATTTCAACCTTCTTCTTACGAGACCCACCTCGTTTTCCCTTACTGGAGGTGGGCACCTTCACATTCTTAACTTCCTCCTCGAGAGATTCCCCGTTCGCAGCGATCTCATCTATGATATCAGAAATATCGTCATCGTCGTCGTCTGGTATCTCGGGTGTATATTCTTGGGGTTTGGGAGGAGGATTTATAGATGTATTCATTGGAGGTCCGGGGGGCATCATTATCCCACCCATCAAACTTGAAATATCCACACCGGGACCACGCATCTCGTGACGCTCTCCCGGGGGTGTATCCCCTCCTTGTTTCCCATTCACCATAGTAGTCTGAACTGCACTCATCATACTCGTCATAAGTTCTGGATTCTGCTTCATCACGTCACTCACGTTCGGCATTACCTGTTTAAACATGGAGTTTGTAAGATGGAACATCATCGCCGAACCACCTAGCATCATTATCAATTTGATCTCTGGAGCGACATGCATTTTCGTTCGGTATTTGACGTATAGTTCCTCAAACACTTCATCGTAATCATCTTGGTTTTCCATGATATTTTCAGACCAGCCTTCTAGTTGAATATCGAATGGGTTATACTTCTTATTCAAAAACTCTAATCCCGTCACACACGCGACGAGCATACGTCTCGAAAATTTAACCGACTTATCAACATCTATACTGTACGTTATACGCTTAACTTCTGTTCTGAGCTCATCTACAGGGGAATAAGCATTTAGTCTCTTATTGATGTTAAAACCACGCTTTTCGAGGCGACCGAGTTTATTTAAAAGATCCGCCTTTTCTTCGTCGATCGTCTTGTAACCCAGGGAAGGTTGTTCCTCTTGGGGTTCGCCACCGTAATCGTACGAAGGTCCTGGTTCATATGGCGTTTCGTCCATATATTCACCGTGGTCTAGTGGGTCATCTGCTTGTGGTGCAGGGGGAGCCGTCTGTTTCGTGGGATTCGCGAACGCGTCTACATCTTCTTGAAAATTCGGTGCAGAGGTATTATCATGGTGTCTCGGATGCATTCTCTGGGTTACAGGTGGTGCAAAGGAATTAGCTCGCCCACCAAAATCGAGCTGAATCTCATCCATAATCGCCTGCTCGTTATTGTCGAGTTTCATAACTGAATCTCCACCTCTGTCCAGAACAATTTCACCGTCCATTACTCTCTATATTGAAACTAATATATCCTCTTTAACGCACTTTATAAAAAAATATCAGTACATAATAAATGAAACTTAATTCTACCAATCGCGAAACCCTCAAGGCGATCGCGATCGTGATACTTCTCTTACTTGTTATTGGTCTATTTTTCGAAAACAGGAAACAGAAGAGTATGTACCAGCCCGGACCCGTTGATATCGAAGCCGTTTCCGATCAAGCTTTCGGCTCTCTCAAGAGCAGCGAGGAATGTCTCAAAGATAGCGTGTACTCCACGAGTACTGGTGGTGTATGTGGTGGCCAAAAACTCGTCCAAGATCACGCCAATTACAAAATCATTGGATAATTTTTCCGTATAATCAATTTCTAGTTAAACCGACACATCGTATTTAAGTAGAAAAATTCTAAGTGTATTATAAATGGCGCTTCTCGTAGCCCAATCTCAGCCCGGTATTCCCGATTACAATCACGAAATTCATACCGTGATTATTGATACTATCGATCATACTCCGAGTAAAACCGATTTTACATCTTTTTTACCAACTCCTCTCGAAAATGTTGTTCAGGCACAGTTAACAGCGGCTACTATAACAACAAATGGAAGTACACAAACAGCTTTTCATATTGGTATAGAGGAACTTAAAAGTTATTTTTCTCAACGCGGTAAGCAGGATCTGGAAGATTCGACTGATAATCATTTAAACGGTGTATTTGGAACAATTATAGGAA